AGTTTCTACTTCAGAGATTGCTTCGTTTAAATCATCAGCTACTTTAATTACATCATTGATGTTAGTAGCTACTGTAGTAATTGATGGCATGTTGGTTGCCACAGTACCAATATCTGTAGCATCATTAGCCACAGCCGTAACATCAGAAGCAATATTAGCTACATCTGTTACATCAGTGCTTATACCTGCTACTGTATTAATATTAGGTATGTTAGTTGATATAAATTGTTTGTTAACAGCATCAGTATTATCTACTGGGTCTGCAACATTTGTTAATCTTTTATTTTGTACGTCCCATTGAAAGTTTGTATTAGAAACTTTAATAACGTCTCCTGCATCATCAATAGCCTCTTGAGACATAAAGAATGCTTGGTCACTATCTGTATCTAAATCGTTTTCTGTAAGTACAGAACCAGAAGCATAATCTACTAATTTAGTACCTTGTGATGTTCTTCTTCTAATTTCGATTGCTACGTCTTGAGCAGGTGCGGTAGTAAAAGTTAGCGTAGTTCCTGCACTATTTAACGTGTAAGCTGTAGTAACAACCCCTGATAATGTAACTGTAAGGTCACTTGTGGCTCTATAACTAAAAGGTATAGAATATGATGTTGTACTGTTATTACCTGTATAACGTACAAAACTATTTGCCATGCGTGATTTTCCTTATGTTTTTAATTGGGTTTTACTAAAAGTGTAAGTTTAGTTGTTTATTGAGTGAGTATCTCAATATAATTCTTTTTAGCTCTTTTTTTAGCGTTTTTCTTAATAAGTTTTCTGTTTTTTCTCATTGATTTAATCTCAGGAAATTCTTTTAAAAGAAGGTCTTTTGCTTTTGCTTCAGCTTTATGGACGTATTCTAATATAAATTTTTGTCTTTCATCAACACCTGCAATAGTACCATCAGGTAATTTATATAGTCTGCTATTGGGGTCTGTAATAACTGTTTCTATTAATTGTTTTATATTATATTTTTTACCTTTATATGTCAGTTGTACTTGTCCAGTTAATTCTCTCCATCTGTCATAAGCTGTTTGTTCATTTTTATTTTTAATAGTTCTTAAATCTACTCCTGATTTTCTATCTATTTTTTCAGGTGGAGTGTATTTAAAATCTCTACTTTCATAAAACTTTTGTATTGCAGGATTGTTAGTTTTAGTCATAGCAAAAGGTGAAGACCATAATCCTGATTTTCCACCTAAACCAAAAAACCAACCTCTATCTCTATCAATCACTTCACCATACATATTACGTTTTGGCATAATACTATCTTTACCTTTAAATGGATTTAATGCTAATAACCTGTCATTTAAGGTAAATAATTCTTTTTGATAATCTTCATCAATTCTACTCATGTATCGTAAACCTCCTGATAACGGAGTAATTTTATAAATAGCTCTGGCTAATACTGAAGCTCCTACTTTATCTGGTGACCTTACAGATACAAAATCATCACTAAAAAACATGTTGGCTGTTTCTATAATATTTTTCATATAAAATTTAGAATTAAGATTTCTAAATATAGAAGTTAAAACTCCCATAGATAACTCTGTCATATCTTTTTGTACTGCTTCGGGTATGTCTTCATTGTATCTTAAAAACTTATTCATACTATCTACTAAATCAGCCATAATAAAAAATGGCATCATAATAGGGTCTGCTCTATTTAAACTTATATATCTACCATCACTTGTTTTATAAGAATATGGTTGCCAACCAGTAGTCGCTTCTCTTTCAATATTTTCTCGATAATTTCTTGAACCACCTCCTGTAATTTTTCCTGCCGCTACTAAACCAAATGCGGCTGTCCACAATACTGCACCCATAGTTGCTCTAGCATTAGCTTCTGCCGCCGCTTCTACATTAAGATATTTACCATCTGCACCTTTTTTTAAAGCATGTCGTGTACTTAAAACTAATTTATTTAAGACAGGTAAATGTTCAAAGTTCCATTTAATTAAGTTAGATGGTGTATTAATAAAGTGTAAACCTAAAGCTCTTGTCCATCTATGCCTAGATGTGAAAGATAATACACCACCTGTAATCCCGCCTTCTAATTTTCCTGTTTCAGGATTAAGTGAAAAGGCAGATTGTGTGTATGTACTTTCTCTAGCATATTGCAATGGGTCATTGACTTGTAATTTGTTTACATCTTTAATATTTTTACCAGTCATGTCCATTGTTTCTAATGCACCACCCGAAGCTGTTTTTTGATATTCACCTTCTAATTCTTTAAATCTTGTTTTATAGTCATCTTCTTTAATCACACCCTTCCAAAACCCTTTACCTGTTTCTTCTCTTATTTGTGTATTAATTTGTGATGCCATTCTAGCTTTGTAAGTCATGGTTTTAAGAAACTCATCACCTGCACTTAAAATTCTCATAGGAAAAGTTGTAGCGTAACCTATTGGTCTAAATACATACTTATCAAGACCAACGCCTACTGACCCCATTCTGTCAGTCATAAGTCTTGTTGTAGCTTGTAACCATCTTTGAAGTTGTCCTTGTCTAATGTTGTTATCGAACTTCATTTGCTTACTATCAAGGATACCACGCCCTTCCATAAATCCTCTTTTAGCCGCCATTAAAGCATCTTTGGTGTAAAGAAATTGATGTATATAAGTATCAACAGCTTCTTTAGCTAATTGATTTGCTCTTTTACTATCTTGTGGAGCTAAATATGCGGCTCTAACTAACATAGTTAAAGGTTTCCATTGTGTTTGAAATAAACCAGATACAATGTTAATTGCATGTGTATCAGGAGATGACAATAAGTTATTGTTAACAAATTCTGAAGCTAAATCCCACCCATTAACTTTTCTAGCATTTTGCAATGCCATAATTACTTGGTCTGTATCATGTAATTTAGCAATAGCTTTATAAAATTCTTTTGGGTTTCCTGTTTTTAAAGTAGCCATAGTTGGGTCTTCAGGATTAATTTTAAGTTCTGCGGCTCTAGTTGTATCTTTATTAACTTGCATGAACTTCATAGCTCTTGCTACATTTTTAGTTATTTCTTTTTGATTAACTAAAGTTTCCCCTGCTATCTCTTGTCTAATGTTTAATTCTTTTAATATTTTAGCTTCCTCATCAGGAGTTATATCTAATCTATGTAATTGATTTCCTAGTTTAATTATATCTTCACTTTGTTTAGCTAATAAATCACCATGTGCTAGTATTTCTGCGTATAACAATTTGTCATTTTTAGCTCTTGATTTACCTAACGCAATAACTGCATTACTATCTAAACCTAAAATTTGTGCTTGTTGTATTGCATATTTTTCAGTTACAACATCATCATTTATTCTACCTTCTCTCACCATTTGGTCAGCTAGGTTTTTAAGATGTACTCTTACTTCTTTTGGAAATTTATAATAGTTTAATAATTCTTCAGGAGGTCTGCCTGTACCTATAGTTTTTCTTAAATTTGCAATTTTTTCATCTATAGTTTTACCAGTAAGTGTGCTTTCTGTAGCAATTCTATCTACAGTATTTTTATCAAGATTTTTATATAGAGCTTTATCAGATTTTGGTTCAGCTAAATCTTGAAATAATTGTTTACCAGTAATATCACTTCTACCATAATCATGTAAATCTTTAAGATTTTTAACTGCTGTATTTTTAGAACTTCTCATTCCCAGTTTAAAACCACCATAAGAAAATGCTCCACCAAATACAGTACCAAAACCAAATCCTGCTCCTGTAGCTATGGCACTTCTTTTTAAACTAAATTCATCTTTTACACCTGTTTTAATTTCTGTAAGTTGAAGCATAGTGTCTTGAGCTGTTGCTACAACTGCACCAATTTTTGCTTCTGTCATTGCACCTTTGTAAACTGCTTTACCAATAGCTTCTTTTGATGCAATTTTTGCTGTTTCTTCTAACACTTCTTTATTAATTTGACCCGCAACTTTACCTTTAAGAGCTTCTGTTAAACCTTTTCTATATGCAACTTTAGCGGCTTGACCCCCAATACCAAAAGATATTAAATTAACTGGGTCAGCTATCATTGCTCCACCGTTGTCATACAACCAAGAACCAAAACTTCTATTAGGGTCATTCCAAAAAGATGGTAATGCGTGGTAGGTAGAAGATATATAAGCTAATTGAGCATTTCTTTCTGCACTATCTGTAAAAGCGTTGGCTAAATCTTTAGTCATAGCTCCAGTATTATTATTTCTCCAAGACCTATCATTATAGAAATATTCTAATAAATCTGCATGAGACATCTCAGAAAATTTATTAAAACCTCTTGATGTTATTTCACTTTCTCCATCTCTATAAGTGTAATAACTTCTTAACGTGTCATAAAATTCTTTTGTTTTTATTTCTTCTAGTGCCTGTTCTTCTGTTTCTATTTTTTTTAATTTTTGTATTGTTGATGATGCGGACAGTGTATCTGTTACTGTAGGGTTTTCTTTTTTCTTTTTTGTGAAGTCTATCTTTGTAGCCATCTTATCCTTCTATGTTGTAAAGACTAAATAATAAATCTTGTATTTCATTTAAGTTTTGATTGTTCTCTTCTTCAGTTCCATTCATTAAACCTAAAGACGTAGTTAAACTTAATAATATTCTTTCATAATCTTCGTCACTCATTGCTGATAAAATATCACCATTAAACTCTGAACCTAAAACACTTTGCATGTACTTTTTAAATTTAGGGTCTCTAACTTGTTTTATAAATTTTTCTTGTGATATAATTCCTTCAATACGAGGTCTTAATAAAAAATCTTGTTTACCTGCATCAGCAATGTTTTGGGTAATAATATTTACATAATCTTGTAATGTAACATCTTCACCATCTCTATTAAATATAACTGTTTCATTTGCTTCTTTTTGTTTTCTAATTTCTGCTTCTTCTCTTTCTTTATCTATCTGTTCAAACTCATTCATAAACTGAACACCTTGCATGTTATCAGTTACAGGTCTTACATAATCTTCTGTGTCAGCATCTTCCCCAACACCTGTCCAAGTTTTATCAACATAATCTTGTATCTCAGTTATAAAATCTTTTCGCATTTTAGGAGTAACATTAACACCTTCTGCCTCCCATCTCATTTCTTGCTCTTCTATTTCAAAATTTACATATCTTAAAACATCAGACTGTGCGATTTCTTTAGTTCCTAATCCTTCACTATCTTTTTTATATTTTTCAGCTACAGTTGCTAAAATAGAATTTTTTGTATTTACATAATGATGGTCAGTATCATAAATAGGTTTTAATGCTCCATCATCATACGATTTTTGGTATCTATCCCATCTACTATTTGCGTTAGCCCATTGGTCTTGTGGAATGTTTTGTGCTACCATTTCTTTCATCATTTCTGCATGACTATCAAATTCACCTAAAGAAATACTTAATAAGAAATCTTGTACTCCACTGTAATCTTTAATCATTCTATCTTTAGGGTCTGAATTAAACCAATTAGTAAAAGCATCAATAGTTGCTACATCACCTTTACTAGCAATCGTAATCTCTTTTAATAAATCTTGTATTTGAAGTGTAGACTTTGGTGTACCATCTTCGTTAGGTGTAAAGGCTTTTATCCATACATTCTGTGTAGCTTTAGCTGTATTATATGCTTCATCTCTTCTAGCCTTTTGTATTACAGCATCTTTCTTTGCAGTAAGTGCGGCTTTTAAAACATCTGTCTTTTGATTTTTTCTACTATTTAAAGAACCTAACTCTTGACCATTAGTACCTTTACCTAAATTTAAAGACATAATTTTTTCTGCTCTTTCTATATCTTCAAGGCTATCTGCGGTTTCAATAATAGAATTTACGTCTTGTCTTATAGCTTCCATTAATTCTTCATTAGTGTAAAATTTAGTTAAAGCTGTATTATCTCCTGTACGAAGCACTGTTCCAAAAGATTGCCACTCTGCAACGTATCTTGTATCTAAATCTTCATTAGGAATAACAGATAAAACTTTTCTAACTTCTTCAATTTTCTTTTGAGATGCAAGTTCTCCTCTTTTTTTAGCATCAGCGACATCTGCTTTATTTTTCCAAACATTATAAAATGAGCCAAACCCTGCCATAAAAGAACTATCTTGTCCTTCCATATCAGGTAAAAACTTTTTACTAAAATCATTTAGATTGTCTTTGGTAATATCGTAATCTGTTTCCATTGCATTAGTCATTTGTTCAATAACTTCTGCCGCTTTTATTTTACCACTATGAAACTGTGTGGTAGCATCAATGTATTTTCCAGTTAAATCTGGGTGCTTACCTGCAAGTATTTCTCCTTGTATAGTTTCAAGAGTTTTACCTGATGCTTCTAATGCTTGTATTTTTTCTATAGCTTTATCTTTTTTATTATTAATTCTTAAATTTTCCCCAATACCTATTGAGTTAGCAGAATTAGCTAACGCTTTTGCTAATCCATCTGATGCTTCGCCTGTTCTGACATATCCTGCATTACCTGCACCATAATATTTATTGGTGACTTGTCTGTTATATTTTATTGCCATTATTCTGTCTTAGCCTTTTTGTTAGTTTGATTTCTTTGATAACCTTCGTAACCTTGACTAGCGACTTGTATGAATAGACCAGTTCTTGATGGGTCAGTCGGAGGTGCTAAACTATTATAAGTTTTAACTTGATTAGCATAGGCTTCCGATTGTTGGTCTTGTAAAGTGGTTACATCTTTACTGTAATCTCTGTTTATTGTGTTCCAATCATCATCAAATAATGCTCCTATAGATTGGACAATTTTTGTACTGTTCCCAAATCCTAAATTTAATGATTGTGCAATTTCTGCTTCTTTTTCTTTTTTTGAACTTATTTCAGCTAAAGTTTTTTCTCTATCTGCATTGACTTTTTCTCTATCAATTTTAGTCATATCGTGAAGATACCCTTTATCAGCATTTCTTCTTGTAGCTTCTTGGTCTCTTCGAATAGCGGCATTTTGAGCTTTTTGTTCTCTATAAGACTGAATTGTTCCTGCTACTGCTAGTGCCGATTGAATATCACACATTAATTATTCACCTCTTTCATCATTAATAAAAATGGCATTTTACCAATACCAAAATCTCCTATTTTCTTTTTTGGTTCAAATCCTAAAAATTGTAACCATTTTAAACTTTTCCAATTTCTTTCATCTACAAAATTATAAACGTATTCATAACCTCTACTCATATCATCTACCCATTTTGGACATTCTTTAATAAATTGTTTAGTGTGTTTGAATAAGTCTTCGCTAGACAATAACCAAACAACGCCATATCCTTTTTCTGAAGATGGTACAGAACCAAACATTCCAATCACACCTTCTGATGTTGTGCCAATAATAGAATAAATTTTTCCCTCTTGAGTAAAAGGTATGACAAGAGCTTCTAAAGGTGATGCACCGTTGGAAGCCATTATTTCTTGTCTGTCACCTTTTCTAATTTTAGGTGCTAACTCTAACGCATCTTTTAGTTCTGCTTTTCTAACGTAATTTTCTTTCATTAAATCCTTCTTGCTCTGTTATGATAATAACCTTCAACTTCTGCCCCTGCGATATACATAGGCAAGTGAGATGAGGATTTTATATTTAAAGTAAAATCTGTATTTTTACATTGAACAGGCACTCTTAAAGTTCCTGTCGCAATAGCAGGTTGTCCTACAATAGATGTAGATGTCCCAATAATATAACCATTCATAATAGCTGTAGATGTGTTTCTATTAGTTGGTGTAACCTCAACTTGAAAATATCCACTATTTTCAAAATTAAATGATATGTTTCTTATTTGGTATCTTCCTGAAGTGACTGCTATTAATCCTCTTCCTGTATTTTCTCTTACATACTGAGTAGACATTGTGTACTTACTTTCATAAGGTATTCCTATGAACAACGCTGTGTGGTCTCCTGCAATAGTATAAGTTGAACCTGAAGTGTTGGTTGCAGTGTAATTATTACCGTTGGTTTTATCTACTGCAATTAATCCTGTTTTTGCACCATAAGGTGATACAAATGTTGTTAAATCTGTAGCACTGTCATACGTTCCTGTAACAGAAGTTTTAAGGTCAATGTAAACTCCATGACCTATTGTTGTATCTTTTAAATTTCTTAAATCTATTTTTAATAATTTTGTTGTAGTGCCTTCTGAAGCTAAGACATAAATAAAACTTTCTAATGACATAGCACCAATAATTTTTACACCTTCAAATGTCCATTTAGACCATGCGTTTTGAACTTTCTCTCCACCATCAAAAAAGTATTTATAGATATACATTGTGTTAGCGTATGTTGTAGACGCTGTGCCACTATAAGGTGCTGTTTGAGTATCTGCTGTATCTGAAGTTAAAAATATTAATGTGTCTTCAGTAGTGTTACTAATGATTTGATAGCAATTAGTAGGTATTAAATTTCCTACTGACACCGTAATATCTAGCCCATCATTTGTTAATGTATCATCATCTGCAAAATATTCTCTTATTGCAGTATTGTTTGTTCTTGCTTGTGCAAAATATGCAAACTTACCTGCTGATACTGGTGTAACTTTATCATCATGTTCAAATGAAGATACTTGATTAAGTATTGCTGAAGTTGGTGAAATAGTTTCACCTGAACTATCTAGTTTGTATTGTGCAGTGTCAGAAAATAACAATAAACTTTCATTAAATCCAACAGAGTTTTTAAGTGTATTAACTTCTGTACCTGAAGCCGCAATATCAATGGGGTCTGTATCTAAAACTTGTGTTGATGTTGTAGCAAAATAATTAAAGAAAGAAGCATTTTCTGTTAATACTAAATTTTCTCCTGATAATATTCCTAATCTATTTTTATAATAAGTTAAGTTATTTACTTTTTTACCAACAAAAGTTGGGTCAGGGTTTGTATCAGCGTCTCCGCATACTCTATCTGTCCAATCTAATTCTTGAAATGTAAAAGTTCCATCATTGTTATTAATTAATGCGTGTGGCATTGTAGAATTATCTAAACCAATAGAAGTAGCAGGTGCAATAGTTTCATTCCATACACCAGACTTTCCTGAAAACTTTACATAGTAATCTGAAAGTGTATCACCTTCTTCTCCAGTAATTTTTATTATTACTCCTTCTTTTCCGTAAAAAGGTAATTTACTAAAATCTTGAATTTCATCTCTTATAGAATACATGGCTGTGTTACCAGAACCATCTGAAGTAGTTATTTCATAGTTAGCGTTTTGGTCGGTAGGTTTTCCATAGATTACACTGTCGTATGCTTCAAAAGTAAAATATGACGTAAACCCAGAATAATTTGCTAAACCTTGTGTTGTAGATACAGACGCATTCGTATCTGTTCTTCTAACATTAAATCCAATACCATTTGCGGCACTGTCCCAATGTGTACTTGATGTACCATATAAAAGTATATCTGTTATTTTATTTGTATCTCTAAATTTACTATCGGTGGACGCATCATTACCTGAAGGTAATTGAAAAACTACTTCTAGTTCTTGTGCCATTGATGGGTGTTTCAAGGCAACTTTATATTCTCTACCGTAGTTTGTTAATTTACAAACAATTAAAAACTCTTCTACTTTAGCCGCAGACGTTGTGCTATCAGCCGCAACTGTAGTTCCTGTGTTAGCTACAAATGTATAATCTGCTATGTTAACTAATTTAAAATTTTCTCTAGGGTTTGTAGAAGTTAAATAACCTGACCCACTTGCTACTGTAACTGTTTTTTCTGTACCATCTAAACCAAATACTTTTACCCCACCATTATATAATGCCACGATATATTGATTGTCAGCATCTCTTTGTATTTGCCAAAATTTTGTTTTGTTAGAATAAATATTACTGTTGTCTAATGTTGCTACAAAATCTAAAGGAGGTCTTTTTGATAAACCATCTACTAATCCGTTTTGTAAATTTATCTGGTCTTCTCCTTGATTAATACCTCTTTGTGTTGGTGTCTGTTGAGACATGCCATTTAAGAAGTTAGGAATAGATTGTGAAACAACACTTCCCATTTTTAATAAGTCCTTCTAGTAGTTCTATGAATAATAGAAAATGTATTGCTGTCCCCTTCAAGAATATTGACATCAGCTTCTTGGCTATCAGCTTGATGAAATGCCATTAATGCTTCATTTTCATCTTGACCAATTAATTGTGTAATCTCACTATCACCAATAAATCTAGCCGCAAATCTTCTTGCCGCTTTCATTGTAATGTATTGTCTTGCGTATTCTGGTAAATCTTCAAATTGTTGTACTAGAACTAAATCAACTGAATTTGGAGCTGAAGTAAAAACATCAGTATGATTATCCATATCATATAGAAAACCACTTCTTATTGTATAATTATATTGTCTATAGTGTGCATTAGCATCTGCTTTTACACAGTTAGACGGAAGCGGAACTTTGCTATCACTATCTAAAGATAAAGATTTATAATTGGTATGTGTGTTGAAATTCCACCCTTGAGATTGGATAGACATAGATGTTTCGTTAAGAATATTTTTTGCTGTACTTACATCAACTGTTGTAGTGCCTGTAATACTATTGACTGGAGCTTCTCCAATCGTAGAAAGCATTGTGTTAACAGCTTGTAATTCGGTTGTGGGTGTTATTTGTGTTGCCATCTATCCTCTATGTTAAATTTTATGTGAGAACACTGGGCGGATTGTCAGTGTTAATCTCCGCCCAATGTAAGTAAAGAGGGACTATGCCGCTTCTTTAATTCCGACTGCCGCTTCTGGTCTTAATACACCATGACCCATGCTGTATTTAGCTACCATTAACGTACCTTGTCTTCTAATGTCGTACTCTTTTTCAACAGCTAAATCCATTAGCTTAACAGTTCCAACTGCTGAAGGGTGAGATACAAGAGCAACAAAGTTTGATAGGTTAACTGCTTGAGGAGTTGAACCACCATTAGTTGCTGAACCTGCGTCTGTACCTGAAGTTACATTAGAGTTAACAAAGTGTGCCACAGGTACTAATTCAATACCTGCAATTTTGTGAACTTTACCTTCAGCGATTGAACCGTTACCACTGAAATCAACATTCACTGCATTTGTAGCGTTTGCTAATTTGTAGTATTCTTCCAATCTCATAAAGCATTTTCTGCCTTCTGAAGGAACATAGTTAGCATCAAGTTCTTTAGCCGCCGCAAAGATTGCATCAATCATTGCATTAGCCGCAGTGCTATCTGTAGCAGATGCGATACCTGTGTTTACTATGTTAGTTGTAGCGTCTCCACCAGTGATATTTGCACTAGCTAAAGATGCTTGACCAATAGTTTGTAAGATGTGCTTATCTTTTTGAAAAGCCAAAGCTCTACCAATTTCAGTAGAGTAAGCTGACCTTACGTCCCAGTGGTTTTTTGCTTCTTCGATATTCGATACGAATACTGAAGATATTAAAAGGTCATTAATTGTAATAACCTTCTCGTTGTGGTTAATATCTGAACCTGTAATTTCAGTACCAACTGCGTGATATGAAGCACCAATTCTTCCCATTACTGGAAAAGTTGCTGACTTCCCATTACTGATACTTCTAACCATATCAGCACCCTGTGTTTTTGAAGCTCTATCAAATGAAGTAATTACTTCACCTGCGAATACTTTTAAAAACAAAGCGTCATCACGAGTTGCACCAGAATTAGCATTTCCAAATTTAACTGGACTTGCGTTTGCCATAGTGTTCTCCTTGTTTATTTATGACGTTTATTGATAAAAGCCTCTTCAATTCAGTTATTTAGTCAAGATTGTCCCTCGCAAGGGGTCAAGTTATTTGGCTAAATTGTTGATGGCAGTTGCCACACATTAGTGTTGCACAACTATGTTAACAATCCCACTTACGCAAAGCTAAAGCCTTACGAGTAGGTTTTCCGTTTTTAGACATAGCACCTTTCATTCCGCCCATTCTCGCACAGAACGATTTACGCCTTCCACTTGTTTTACTTTTAGTAGGAGCTTTAAGGTTATGTCCTTTTCTTTTATAAAAAGCCCGTCCTTTGGCATTTAATCCGCCAGAAGGACTTTGATATACTTTAGCAACCATTATGCTTTCGCAGTTTTGGCGGCACGTTTAAATTGTTTAGCAGTAGGTCTTCCTTTTTGCCCTGCTTTACGCATCTTTTCACCTGAACCTGCTTTTATTCTAGCACGTTTTTTATGAATGTTGGCGTACAATCCGTTTTTTGCCATTACGCTTTCTTCTTTTTAGAGTTCATTATTTTTTTCTTTAAAGCAGTTGGTAATCTTTTTTGACCACTTTTTAATGCTTTACTAGGTTTCTTTGCTTTTCCGTACATTGTGTTTCCTATGTGTTGGTTTATAAATCTGAGTTAGCTAATTTTTCTTGAACCATTGCTTGATACGCAGGGTCTTTAGAATATCTTTCATCACCCATAGCTCTTGTAACTTCAGCCCATGAAGCATAACCTTTTTCACCTGACACTGTTCCTTTGCCTTCAAGTAAATTTGGTTCGTTACCATTAGCTTTTTCAAATTTAGCTTTTAATCCTACGACAGCTAACTTTGCTGTTTCAATATCTTTAGAATTGACTGCTGTGTTGTATGCAGATTTTTCTTCCTCAGACATATTTTCTGCCGCCCATGCTGTCATTTCAGTATATGCTTCAGAGCCTCCTACCATGTTTTTAATAGAAGATGCTTGTTGGTCTGCAATAGCTTTTTGACCTTCAATAAACTGATTTACATAATCTTTAGGTATTCCTGCTTTTTCTAATGCTTCGTAAGATTTTTCATCTAACTCACCTTTTTCAGCATACTCAGACGCAAGAGTATCCATGTTTAACCCTGCGGTCTCGACTGCTTTTTCAGCTATATCTAAATCTGAATTATCATTTTTAGATACTTCGGTTTCTTTAGGTTGGCTGTCACCAAGTTTCTTTTCTAATTCCTGATATGATTTTGCCAAGTCTTCTACTGATTTAAACTTTTCTGGCAAACCTTCAGGTTTACTTTGTGTAACATTTTCCTCTACTGGCTTTTCGCTAGTAGTCTCTTCTTGTTTTATTTCTACTGTTTCTACCATTTGTTATTTTCCTTATTGTGGTTTAGTAATATTATTTGCAACTTGAGGAATTGCTTTCTCTGCCATTTGCATCATTTGGTCATTTTCCATTTGCTCTTGTTGAGCTTCTTGTTCTGCCATTTGTTGTTGAGCTATTTGCTCTTCTGATTTAATAAGACCATCTGTATCAATCCCTAAACCAATAGCGATACGTTTAATTAAATCATTTGGGTTTAACGCCTGAACAACTTGTGGATTTATCTGTGCAAGATTTCCTATCTCTGCAACAAATTCTCTTAATTTTTGTAAATCATTTCCTCTACCTAATGCTTCTATACCAGTAATAATAGTTGGTTGGACAGTTCCTTTAGGTAGTTTTGGTATTTCATTTGCTTGTTCCATTCTTTTCATAAGAATAGAAACTAAAGGTAATTGAAACTCTTGTGATAATAATGAATATATACCACCCATAGCAGTTTCTAATTGTTCTGCCATGTATCTAATTTCTTGTGCTGTAACTCTTTCAGCATCTCTTTGTATTGCTGTGTGTAGTAAAAATGCGTAAGACATTCTTTCTTCTAATTTTGCAATACTTCTTTCAACTACTTGTAAATCATATTGTTTTTGTGCTTGTAAAACGGTTACGTCTTCTGCTGTTCCAGTAATAATGTCACCATTTCTAGTCATAGCTAAATCTTTTTTTCTAGTAACAGAGTTAGGTCTAACCATGAAAACAACTTTAGATGATGCCGCCGCACTTTCTACAAGTGCTTGTGATAAACCTTCTAATGATTTTAAATCACCAATAAATTCTTCTACATACCCTCTACCATAATCTTCATTATCAACTCTAACCATTCTTAGAGCTTGGTAAGGCATTCTTTCTTTTTTAAATGTACCTTGACTTTCAGGAATTTTAATACCGTTTACTTCTTGGCAAACATAAAACTCATCATCATTTAGTTTATAAATGTGTGTGTATAATTCTATATCTTCATCTGATTTATAATCTGGGTCAGATATAACTTGTGCCGCTACTTCTTTTCCTAAAGATAGGATACTTGCTTTTTCACAAATAACTATTTCTAAAATATTACCTGAAGCATCTCTTCTAATTACATATTGAGATAAAGGAAACACTCTCATGCTACCTTTTTTAGGTAAATAAGTTAAGACATTCCCTGCAACAATTAAATGTTTAAGTGCTTCAAATACTGAAACTCTTAAAGCAAGTTGTTCAATTTTATTTGATACTTCTTTTTCAATAACAGACAAAGATTTCTCAATGTCTGTTTTCATTTCTTTATTTTCTTCTAATTCTTTTTTAGCGTCACCTGCAATAGATAATCTAAAAAATGGGGAGTTTGGGGGAAGTAGAAGTAAAAGAAGTTTACTTGCTAGATTGTTGACACCTCTTGCACCAACTGATTGGAATGGATTATATAAATCACTTGAAGATGTAAAACCTTCAGGTTTAATTAATGAGGGTATAGTAAGCTCACTACACTCTTCGGCTCTATCTAAATAATGTTCTCTTTCTGTAAGTAGTTTATTGTATCGTTCTTTAGCTGTATTTGCTTTCTGTAAACTACCTGCATATTCCATTTATTATAGACTTGAGCTAGTAGCGATATTTAAACCTGAAGAAGTATTTAAAGCACTTGTGCCTGATTTCTTTTTCTTCTTCTTTTTAATATCTAACTCTTGTTCATTTGCCGTGACAAGCTCTGGTGCAGTTTGTTCACCCACAGTTTGTGAAGTGTTAACTGGCATTGGAGCAGGTTTAGGTGGTGGTGGCATTTTTGGTCTTGAGCCGCACATATTAGCTATCCCTCTCTTTTAGTGTGTTAATAAAATTTACAACGTCCCTTTGACCTGCTTTAAAATAAATAGTTTTAGTATCATCTTTTAAATCAGGGGATTTTTCAGGGTAAACTTTGTTTAATAACTCTATTAAGTCATTAACATTTTCAGGTAGAACTAAATCTTCCATTACGTTTTTCATCTAAAAGTGTAAGGTTAGTCCCAAAGATTACCTGTTACAGTACCTTTGTTGTATTCTGTGGCTCTATTTTCAAAGAAATTAGCATGTTCTACACCATTTAAAACCCAATCTAACCACGCTAAAGGATTAGTTTTAACACCATAATTAGGTTTTAAAGACAGTTGAAGCAATCTTCTATCTGCAATATATCGAATATATTGTTTTACTTCCTCTGCTTTAAGTCCTCTAATACCACCCATTGTAAATGCTAAATCTATAAACTTATCTTCTAAATCAACCATGTCTCTAGCTGTTTGATAGATACTTGCTTTAAATTTTTCTGTCCAAATATTTGGGTTTTCTTTAATTAATTGATGAAACAATTTAATCATGCTTTCAACATGGTGTGTCTCATCTCTGATAGACCAAGTTACGATTTGACACATTCCTTTCATACGTCCATATCTTTGGAAGTTAAGAAGCATTGCAAACGAAGCAAATAATTGTAGTCCTTCACCAAAAGCAGAAAAACATGCTATCTCTTTAGCTAATCCTTCTAGTCCTTTGCCTTTAGATGTAAACAAATATTCATGTTTATCGGACATCTCTTTGTATTCTTGAAATGCTTTGTATTCTTTATCAGGTAAACCAATAGTATCATTCAATAATGAATAACTATGTGCATGATTAGCTTCACTTGTAGCTATAGCAGATAGCATCATTCTAACTTCTGGTGCTTTAAATTGTGGAATATATTTATCTAAATATGCTTGAGCAATATCTACATCTCCTTGAGTAAAAAACTTTAAGATTTGTCCTATTAAGTTTTTTTCTTCTACAGTTAATCGTTCATTCCAATCTCTTACGTCTTCATGCAATGGAACTTCACTAGGTAGCCAGTGCATTTTTTGTTGCATATCGTATGATTGAAAAGCCCAATCGTAATCAAACGGTTTGTAGTATGCTCTTTTTTTAAATAAACTCATCTTAATAATTCTATTCCTTCTATTATAATTATAACTAACAATTCTACTGCTAAGACCGTGTGGTACACAGTCCATAATACGGATTGTTTTGGTTTTCTTTTAATTCTTTTTTTTCTTCTTGGTTTGTCTATGTCATCAAATATTGTACTGTATGTCATATCATTGCTCCCACAAGTAAGCCTAATAAAAAACCTGCCCATGCACCTGCAATACCTTCACGGTAATACAAAGATAGTGCATTAAGTTCTGCTAGTAATTTTTTCATATTATATTATTCACACGCCAAGCAATCAGCTTCAGGTATGATTGTCCTTTCTACTTTTTTTGATAATAACTCTGCACGTTTAATTGCTTCACTTCTGCAATAGTACAGTGTTTTAATTTTCTTTTTCCATGCCAACATGTGTATGTCATGGAGTTCTTTAATATTAACATCAGCAGGAACAAAAACATTTATTGATTGAGCTTGGCATATATATTGCTGTCTATCAGCCGCATGTTCTATTACCCATTGTTGATTAATTTCTATTGCTGTTTTAAATGTGTCTTTTTCATACTCAGAAAGTTCATCTAAATGTAATACTGAACCTCGTTGAGCTACAATAGATTGCCACACTGCATCTGTGTTTAATCCTTTTTTAGTTAATAGCTTTTCTAAATATTTATTTTTAACTAAGAAAGAACCTGACATAGTTTTTTGCACATAAGCGTTAGCTCTAAAAGGTTCTATTGAAGGTGATGTAGTTCCACAAATAATTGAAGAGGAAGCGTTAGGAGCAATAGCTAATAAATGAGCATTACGCATTCCAGTACCTTCCATGTCTGGTGCTTCACCTCTTTTAATTGCTAAACTTTTACTTTCTTCAACAGCTTGTTCTTTAATCTTTCTAAATATTTTTAAGTTCATAGCTTTTGCTAATGCACTTTCAAAAGGAATACCTTTAGATTGTAGATATGCGTGAAAACCCATAGCTCCTAATCCAATACTTCTTTCATTAGCCGCACTAAACTTTGCTCTAAATACATTTTCTGGTGCATTCTCTATAAAGAAAGATAAAGCATTGTCTAAGAACCTTACTAAATCAGGAATAAACAAAGGTTCTTTTTGCCATTCATCATACTTTTCTAAATTTACAGAAGACAAACAACACACTGCTGTTCGGTTTTCATTCGTAGGTAATGTAATCTCGGTACATAAATTAGAATGATGAACTCTTAATCCTAGTTTCTTTTGTGTTTCAGGCAATGCGTCATTGATAGTATCTATAAATGAAACATAAGGCTCACCAGTAGCAACTCGTGTTTCTAATAATTTTTGCCACAACTCTCTTGCTGATACAGTCCTAACTATTTCTTTTGTATGAGGGTCTATTAAATTCCAACTGTCATCATAAGTGGGTTCTGCAATACATTTCTCTATAAGTTCCATAAAGTCATTAGAAATGTTAATACCATGATGAAGGTTAAGACATTTTCTATGTATGTCTCCACCACTAGGTTTACGCATTTCTAAAAATTCTATTATCTCTGGGTGAGACATATCCATGTAAGCCGCATAACTTCCACGCCTTGTTTTACCTTGAGAGAACGCAAGTATCTCACTGTCAACTACATGAAGAAAAGGAATTGAACCAGATGATTGTGAACCACCTGATGTGCTAACACCATCACTTCTTACATGACCCCAGTAACCGCCGATACCTCCACCAATAGATGCTAACCAAGCATTCTCTGTGTAGTGTCCTGTTAATCCGTCTCTACTATCTCCAACATAATTTAAGAAACAAGAGATAGGCATACCTCTTGTACTACCACCATTAGATAAAATAGGTGTTGAGTACATAAACCAAAGTTTAGAAGCGTAATTATAAATACGTTCTGCCATCTCATCATTATCTGAAAATGCTTTTGCCGCTCTCATAAATCCATCTTGCGGTGATGTTTCTTCTGGTAATAAATATCTATCTTTTAATGTGGTCTTACCAAAGTCAGTAAGTAAATTGTCTCTGTCGTAGTTAATCATAAATGTTTTATCTCTAAGTATCTTTCTCTATCTAATGTTAAATAATTAATTTCTACTGGTTCAAATATGTTTAAAGTTTTAAACACCATGTGTTTATCTAAGTGACTACATGTGTAGACATCTAATTGAACCATAGCAGGTTTGTCTTCGTCCCATGAATGAAATGCTATGTGTGATGTTTCAATGGCTTGTAAACAAGTAAGACCTTTATTACCTTCTTTGTCTACATACACTGCAACAGTATCTCCTAATGGTTTCATTTTTAGTTTTGCAACTAACTCTCTTACCCATCTTTTAATAAACTCGACATCTTTAGGAGGTTTGTTTACTGTGGCACGAATAATAATATGCTTATGTTCAAGCATCTTTACTTTCTGTGACTTTAAGTACGCCTTCTTTTTCTATAATAAAGTCAATGTATTGTTTTGCTTTTTTTAAATCTTCTATACCGCCTTTACCTCTCCACCTTGTAATGTACTTAACAACATTACCTTCGCAGTATGTGAGTTTGTTTGCTATGATATAATCAATAGGTTCAATCTCATTGTTTGCATAGTGTGGAGGGTTCTGTATCATATCTGCCATAATGTAACCTTCCCTGTTTTTTTATTGTATTCTCCGTGTCTTAAAATGTGTGCAACTCTAGCTTGTTGTAGAGCTTCTTGTTCGGTGTAACCTTTGTCTTTGTAAATACCTTTGACAATTTTCCATAAATCTAAAAGTGGAACATTAGTGTATTTCTTAATTAGCTTTTCTGCTGTCTTAATTCCAACACCATCTATACCATCATATCCGTCAACTTTATCTCCAGTTAAAACCTGTATCATAAAATTATAATCAGCTAATCTTTGAGGGATTTGCTCAGTAGTTGTGCCATCATTGGATAATGTGCAAGGAATAGTACGCATGTCTTTATCAATACTGACTATTACTCTATCTTCTTGCGTTGGTTCAGTTGCCATAATACCCATGACATCATCAGCTTCTAAGTTCTTCCACACTACACCATTATGTTTTTCCATAATGTGTTCACGCATTGCGTTTAAAACTATAGGCTTACGTTTACTATTTCTGTTAGATTTATATGTTGGAAGAATATCTTTTCTAAAATTATTCTTATCTGTTAATGCAACGATATAATCATCTGCTGATAAATTAGAACATAAGTCATCTATGACTGCATCAAATTGTTGTTTACAACTATTTTCATTTGAATGTAATGTCCATAGTCCATCACCCCAATTAGTTTCTACTTCATTGTTTGTGGCAATTTGATACGCAAGTATATCACCATCAATTAACAATACTTTTTTCTTTTTATACATTTTTAACTATCCTCTCCTGCATAGATTTGCTTAAATTTTTTGGTAAAAATATTTCGGCTAAAGGTATAAGAACAAACCTGCTTCTAAACCCATCACCACCTGCTTTTAAAGTTTTGATATATTTTTTAGCTAATCTCTTTACAGTTCTTGTATCAAATATTAATCTACAATAATCCTTATCGCCATCAGCTAATATGTGTACCCAATAGTTTGCAGTTGTAGCCATAATACCTGAAGGCTTACCATTACATTCTACTTCAACAGCAATGTTACCAGTTTTAAACCACCAGTCTCTTTCGGTTTTAACTTCTATTTTAGTTTTATCTTTATCTAAAATTGAGGCTAATTTCTTTTCTCTCTCTTGACCATATTTTAAGTCAATATCAAATTTTTTATTTATCAATGTGTTCCACTCCAATTAGTTGAAATTTTATATTCGCCTGTTAGCGGCACTCTTAGATTGAAGTGTTCACCTGCACGTTTAATACATTCTACTGCTATCCTACCAATCTCATCAGCGTCTTTTTCTTCACACTCAATTTGTATTTCATCATGTACCCATACAACTTGTTGTGCGTTCTTATATTTCTGTATCTCTTTGTTAAATTCTACTAACCATCTCTTGCACAATATTGCCCCTGCTGATTGCAGAAGTGTATTGAGTGCTGAGTAGCTGTTCCTAACTTTGATTTGTCTTTTGTCTAAACCTGTTAGATACCCTCGTTCAGCCGCAGACTGTACGCCTTCTATAAGTTTATGTAATGCAGGTAGATTATTTAAAAATCTTTTCTTAATCTTTCCTGCTTCTTTAAAAGGTTTGTTTATTACTTCAGCAATTTTTTTGACACTTCCACCATATAAAAAACAATAATAGAAACGCTTTGCTAAATCTCTACTGTCTAGTCCTGCTAGTTTTTGTGTCTCTGTATGTATGTCACCTTCAAGAGCAACCTTTGTATATGCTCCATTGTCAAACTTAGACATGTAATGACAAAGCATCATCACTTCTAAAGAGCTTACGTCTACACCTACTAATCGTTTACCTTCTGGTACTGTGAATAATTCTCTACACTCTTTACCAAACGGAGCTGATGTACTAGGGACTTGACCTAAGTTAGGGTATGAATGACTAGCTCTTGATGTAACACATGAATTAGTATTACAAGTGCCATGTATCTTACCATTACGTTCATGTTTTAACCAAGCCTGTGAACCATTTGCTATTTGTGCAATTCTTTTATTTAATAAAAAATGTTCACATAATATTTTTGCTTCAGGATATGGAAGTTTAGATAATATACTGTCATCTAGTTTTGCTTTACCATCTGCTGTAAACTCTTGAGCGTCCCAACCGTACTTCTCTTTTAATCTGTGAGCTACATGGTGTCTGCTTGATGGATTAAATATGGTAACACTATCTTTTAGTTTCTTACCTGTTTTTGTTGACCATCTTTCAGTAACTATTGGTTGGAATACATCTTGCAATTCCTCTGAAAGTTCAGCAAGTCTTGCTTTTAATTTAACAGACAAAGCCTGTGCTTTTTCAGTATCAAATGTAAAGCCATGTTCTTCTTGTTTAAATATAAGTGAAGCTACTTCATGTTCTAAATCCATAGCTTCTTGGGAGTAACCTTTTTCTTCAATAACTTTATAAAGTTTATAAGTAACTTCTGTATCTTGCTTACAATACTCAAGCATCTCAGGTGTAAAAGTTTGCCAGTCAGTTTCTATCTGCTCTTTGTATTCACCTATACGATTGCCCCATGCTTTTAATGAGTGTTTACCTATGCAATCTTTTGGAAAATCTTTTATTGAAAAATCTTTATCTTTGATGTCAGAAAATATTAATCTAGTACCTACAAGTGTGTCAAAAATTTTGCCTGTAAATGTAGCGGAATATAATTTTTCCAATACAGGAATATCAAATTTAATTATATTATGTCCGATAATTAACTCTGCTTCTTTTAGTTTTTTAATAGCAGTTTCATTATCAGGTGTAAGTATTTCCCCTGTGTCTATATCTTTTAAAACAATGCAATGTACTTTGTCACAAGAATGTAAAAATCCATTGGTCTCTATATCAAAAACGTATCTCAAACTGATACCTTCTTAATCTTTAATACATTTACTGAAGGCATAGTAGTGACGTTACCTACATCACCTAATGTGCCATCATCATTAAAATTAACATCACCCGCAATTACATGCACATCTTTGTCTGCTCTTAAAAGCCAACCTGCTGTAATACAGATAGTAACTTTACTTGCTTTAGCTTCTTTTAATGAAGTCCAAATAGCAGAGGCATTTATATCTTTCCAATAACAATGCACAAATGGTGCATCTAGTATCTTTTTATTTATTTTCGGTAGTTTCATAATTAATGTAATGTTTCTAATTTAACTTCTATATTCCACGCCGCATCATCACCGCTTAATGCCATGCTTGTTAAAGTATCTTGCAACATGAAAGCTGTTTTAATACTTCCAACAGATATTGTTTGTGGAACGTGTGTTGATTTATATTTGGCAACTGCATCAGCAATTAAACCAGACCAGAACAAAGCATTTCTTTTGTGCTTTGCCGTAACTTTTTTAGTAGTCATCTAAAACATCAGGTGTTGTTTCTGATAGACAACCAGTGTCTAAATCATATAACAATGTTCCTGCGTTACCTGTTTCACCACTAAATCTGTTTTTAAGAATTGTTAAGTTAGCTAATTTTTTATCTGACTTAATGTCTCTGGAGAGGGACAAAATTAAATCTGATAATTGTCCAATGGAAGCCGACCCCCTAAGACTATTCATGGTAACTTCTTTACCATCTTCAAAACCTTTGTCGCCTTCACTTCGTCTAAGGTGACTTACAAGTATTACTCCTATACCTGTTTCTTCTACAAGTGTTCTTAATTTACTTACAAAGTAATCTATAAGTTTTCTTTCATCATTAGTATGCTCGTCACCTAATGCTGATAGAGCCATGTGTAAATGGTCTAAGACTACAAAGTCTACTTCACATGACTTTGCTAAATATCTTATTTTATTAAGAAGGCTATCGGCGACTGTGTTGCCAAAATGGTTATATAAATAAAAATTCCCATTACCAATAGTAGATTTAAAAGTTTCCTGTAATTGTGTTTCACTTATACCTTCTCTTGTTAAGTGCAAAGGTTTCTTTAGGTGAACACCCATAATACCTAACGCACTACGTTTAATACTTTCTTCTAATGCAATGTAGCCAACACCAAAACCTTGTTTCAATAGGTCTAACGCAACGTGTCTACAAAAAGATGATTTACCTACACCTGTACCTGCTGTGATAGTTGTTAACTCACCTTTTCTTAATCCATGAGTTTTATCATTAAGAGATTTAAAAGGATATTGTGCGGTAACATAATTATCTTCTTTCATTATCTCATCAAATATTTCTGAGCCTAAGACAATTCCATCAGGTCGGTATGGTTTAGCGTCCCACATAGCTTTAACTAATTTATCTTCCTGACCTGCTAACAACATTTCGTTAGGGTCTTTTAAAGGTAGAGACGCAATCTTGGCTTTCGAAGGCGTAAGAAGTTTTGCACATTCTATCGCCGCTTTCTGCCCCTGTTCGTCTTGGTCAAACATAAAGATTACGTTCTCATAACCCTCCAAGAAATCGAGTGATTTTTGTATGTCTTTTTTTGCACCTGCCGCACCTGTTTTAATAGATACAACGTCCCATTTGTTGTTATCCATACATTGTGACATTGTAAGTGCATCAATTTCGCCTTCACATACGGTTATGTATTTACCTTTTCCTTTACAAGTATGTTCTCCAAACAAACCTGCTTCTTTAGGTGTACCTAACCACTGAAAATCTTTATTAGGGTATCTAAGTTTTTGTGCTACTAACTCTTTGCTATTATTATAATAATTAGCAATATGACAAGGACGTGCAAACCATGCACCCACTTGATAGTTATATTTTTGTACTGTATCTAAATTTATTTTTCTTTTATTAAGAGGTAAATGTTCACCCGAAATAAAATTACTTTCTTGTTTTGTAATTGGTGTAAGCTCCATTGTTGATTGTCCTTGTGTTGTTGTGTTGCAAGAAAAGCAGTAGGCATGTCCGTCTGAATAAACGGAATTTGCGTCTGACGAACTGCAATTATCGCAAGATGTGTGATATAAAAATTCGCTTTCGTTCATTGTAAGTCTGTAAAGATTTTTTCTGGTTTTAGTTTTTTGTAAACTTCGCTAAATTTTTTTAGCAAAATATTCCAGTTTGTTTTGTGTATAGGTGCTTTAGTTTTGTTCCACAGTACAGCTTCTTCGTTTATCTGCCTGTTAAGCGTTTCTAATTCAAAATGTTTCATTGGGTGAATAAAGGGAGGGGCTAACTTCAGTCTCCTTCCATTAGCCCATAAATAAAAAACGCCCCTAGCTATTTCTAACTAGGAGCGTCTCAATCAACAATCGCACTTGTGTCAAAACACATGCACGATTTG